CGTCCCTTCGTTCTCATGTCGGCCATGTTCTCGGCATGGGTCCCGACACTCAGATGCCTCGGGTTGACGCACAGTGGGGTGTCACACGAGTGCATGGCTTCATCGCCAGGACCGAGCGGTTCGCCACGAACAACACCCAAGATCCAACGGTGGGGCTTGACGCGGACGCCGTCGCAGTAGATCACGCCGTACTGGTTTCCGGCTGGGCCAGAGACGGGGCCCGTCCACATGTGACAGGCGTCGTCTCCGCCAGATGCGTCCGTGTAGTGCCTGAATTTTTCCTCGATGGTCATGCCGCGCGTATTGCGTCTCAGGTCGGCGCTGCCTGGCTTCCCGCCTCTACGGCTCCTGGCGTAGTGCGCTTCGCACAGATCGCGGGCGTAGAGACTGCGTTCGCAGCCGTCAATGGCGCATGTACGGGTAGGCTTCATGCCTAGCCCCTCCTCGATGCAGCGAGCGGGTGGTCAGAGACCGTCAGGTGGTTGCACACCTGGCGGTCTCGCTGTGTTGATCTTACCGTGTCGGCGCCCGGCGGATGGGCGCCGACACGGCTCGGTCAGGGGATCAGGACGCGGCGGCAGTGATGAGAACCGCCCGATTTGCGTCGAGAGTTTTGACACCATAGAGCACGTCGAGTGACACTACGTCCCTTTTGTAGGTCACGTCGTAGTCCTTGACGACGCGGATGCCGAAGCCCTTGTACGACTCCACCGCGGCTTCCTTGGCGCCCATCGGGATGGCGAGAGGCCGCATGACCAGCGCGAACGCGGTCCGGTGGAACGCCACGGAGATCTCCGAGTTCCCGCCGGTCACGTTCTGGGACATGTAGGGGTCGAACCCGTACACCTTGGCGCCGAGGCTGGCGTCGCGGAGGCCCATGGTGTCGCCGCGCTCGTTGGCCTTGGAGAACAGGTCGTCGCCGAGCCACTTGGCCTTCGTCGTCGGCCCGACGACGAGGAACCGCTCGGACTGCGGGACGTTGCGGTAGTTGAGGACGCGGTCGGCGTCGATGGTGCACCGGGGGTTCGTCCAGTCCCACGAGTTCGTGCCGACGGTGCCCGTCGGCGTCGACCCGTTGGTCCCGACCTCCTGCACGATGTCGTTCTTGAGGGTGAGGATGTCCTGGTCGATCGCCTGGACGAGAGCCTCCATCGCGGGGCGGATGAACTGGGCGTTGAAGTCCTCGACGCGGAGGGTCAGATCCTCGTCGGTGACCGCGAACGACACGTCCTTGTGCTTGTTCAGGACGATGGCGACGCTGGTCTCCGTCGCGTTCTGGATGCTGATGCCGGTGGTCCGGTCGAAGTCGGCGGCGGTGAACGTGGTGGGCTTCCGCACGGTGACCGTGGTGCCGATCTTCGGGATGAACTCGGGCTCGTAGTTGCGGTGCACGAGGTTCGCCATGACGGCGTTCTGGTACAGGTTGTCCAGCGCCGCCTTCGCGATCACGCTGGAGGTAAGCAGGGTGTTCGCCATGACGGCGTTCTCCTATTCGGTTACGTCTGCCCGCGGAGCATGGCTCCGAGTTCTTCGACAGACATGTCTTCAAGCCGCTTGGTCTGCTTGCCAGCGACGGTGGTCCCTCCGCTGACGGCGGGGGGCTTGGGCTTGGGTTCTGCGGCTTTCAGCGACCCATCGGCCTCGACAGCGGCCTGCACCGCTTCGGCGACCGCGACCCGGTAGCCGTCCTCGGACGGGTCCAGGGATTCGACGGTGCGCATGAACCGGCGGGAGTCGAGGAGCTTGTCGGGCAGCGCGCCGTGCATGTTCGCGGCGTCCTGGATTGCGACTTCAAGGGACAGGGCGCGGAACTGGAGTTCGCGCTGTTCCCTGGCCTTCTTCTCCTCGTCGCGTTCCTTGGTGATCTGCTCGATGACCTGATCGGGGGTGAGTTCGGTCTTCTCGTCCTCGATGAGTCCGAGTTCCTTCGCGACGCGCTTGCGCCACTCGGCGTGCTCGGCTCTCTCCTTGTCGATGGCGGCCTTGGCTTCGGCTTCTGCGGCTTGGCGTGCCTCTTCGGCTGCCTGGCGCTTGGCTTCGGTGCGGGCTGCCTTGGCTTCGGCGCGGAGCTTCTTGATCTCCTTCTGGGTCTCCGGGGGGAGATCCTCGAAGGCGACTCCGCCGATGCTGTCGGGCTTGTCGCTGCCGGTTTCCTCGGCCTCGACGGCTTCGGTTCCGGTGTCCTCGACGGCCTGCTCTTCGGGCTCCTGGCCTTCGGTGGTCGTCTCGGTGTTCTCGTCGGGCATCTGCACTCCAGGTGCGTCAGCGTTGCCGGGCGCGGTCCAGCCGCGTTCGGCCTGTCGGGTGTTGCGTGGGTGGTGTGCCGGGTCAGTTGCCGGCGTCCTGGCCGTCGCCAGGGGCGGTGAGCACGGTCATGGGGTCGGGGACGCTGCGGCCGTTGTCGACCCGGATGCGGGCGACCTCTTCGGCCACGGCGTCGTCGTCCCATTCGGGGTGGAGGATGCGGACCTTGGTCTCGGTCGACGCGGCTTCGGCCTGCGCGAGGGCGGAGAGGGTCTGCGCGGTGGTGGCGGTGTTCTCCGCGATGGCGTCGCCGAACTCGATCTGTGGCCGCTCGGGGGTGACCTTCGTGCCGAACACGGCTGCGTCGAGGGCGAGGAGCATCTCCATGGCGTCGGCTACGCGCGGTCCCCAGTGCAACGTCTTCATGCCCCTGGTCATGTAGGAGCGGCGTTCCCGCTGGGCGACCTCGGTTGCGGTCATCGCGACGTCAGCGGTGATGGACCCGAAGGACTGCGTGGAGTAGCCGGTGGACTGGATGATCGCGTCGGTCAGGGCCCGGCATCCGGCGAGGTGCTCTTCGACGCGGATGAGCGGCTGGATGAGCTGCACGGGGTTCGATGGGCGCTCGTCGGGATGGATCCGCAGGGGGATGAAGATCTCCCGGTCCAACTCGACCTTCGAGCCCTGCCCTCGGCCGAGGGGCTGGGCGATGTCCGCGGTGACGACCGCGCGGGCCTTCGCGAGTCGGAACTCGCGGGCCAGGCTTGACCAGGTCTCGTCGAGGGCGTCCATGAGTTGGATGACGCCCGGGGAGAAGTCTGAGCGGCCGAGCGGCGAGGACCTGTCGAGGCGGTTCGGGCGGAGGTTCGGGACATGGATGACCGTCAGGCGGTCGATGTTTGTGGGGCCGGAGTCGGCGAGGTCCTTGGTCTCGTCCCGTTCGTCGAGGTCCACAGGGACGCCCAACTCGGTCGAGTTGCCCCGGTACAGGCCGTTGTAGATCACGCCCGGTTCGTGGCGCTCCAGGTGCCGCCACACCACCGACTTGTCCGGGGACTCCAGCGTCGTCCACACCGTCGCGGCGACGAGCCTGCCGCCGCGCCACTCCGGGACCACAGCGTCGGCGTGAACCCCACGCAGCCACGGATGATCGGCGACCCGCGTGTCCCAGCCCCCGACCAGGTACACGTCACCGAGGGCGGAGTCGACCTCGGCGGACTCCAGGAGCGTCGCGTGGATCGACGCGTCGGAGACGAGCTGGTCGAGACGGGCCTGCGTTGCCTCGTCCTCGACGGTCATCGTCGGCGGCTCGGAGAACAGCAGGTCAGCGGACATGCTGGCGATGTCCCCGGCGATCGGCAGGTGGAGCTTCACTCGCTGCTCACCGGCAGGCGGAGGCGTTCCCCAGAACATGCGCGCGACGGCGCCGACGAGCCCACCGCGGTACTGAGACGAGCGGTACCTGGTGTCTACTCGGTCGCTGACGCCACCGGAGCCGTACCGCTCGGAAAGGACGTCCGGGTCGCCGCCGTACCACGCGGCAAGCTCGGCGTACCTGTCGTAGGTCTTGGCGAGGTTCTCGGGTGGCCACTTGGTCTTGCCGCCAGTGGGGAGAGGCACGGCACCCCCTCACGCTGCGGCTGGCAAGCCGATCTCGTCGCGCCACGTCCACTCGGTGGTTTTCAGGGCGTATCTGGCCGCATCTAGTCCGTGATCGGCTATCTTGAGCGGTTTGTCCACGCCCTTGAGTGCGGCCTTGTCGTCCCAGCAGTACGACGGGAACTCCTCGATCAGCCCCGTGCACGACGGGTCGATCCGGAGCAGATCCCGGTGAAGCAACGACGACACCAGCCGGATCCCGTCCAGGACCGCGTTGTCTGCCTTCACGGGCGACCAACCGTCGTTCCAGAGCTGAGCGATGAAGTTCGACGCCGACGGGTCGACGACAATCTTCTCCGGAGAGACACCCTTCGTCGCCTCAGTGCCACCAGGGGCGATGTAGTTGTCCAACCACTGCGCCACATCAGCCGAGTACTCGACGTCGGTCTTCTGCCGCCGCTGGACCGACGAGTCCCACCGGTACTCGCTGGTGATGTGTAGGCGCCCGTCGACGCCGATGCCCAGGAGGACGGCGGAGAACGGGTTCTTGGTGCCGTGGTCAACGCCTACGGCTGGCCAGTGCAGGATCAGCGGCGATGGGGCGACGTGCTTCTCGGGGTCGAACATGTCGTAGCAGGAGCCCTCGGCGGCGACCCACTCGGCGAGGATGTACCGGCGGTAGAACAGGCCCGTGTAGCTGTTCTTGACGCGCTGGATGTACCCGGCCGGTAGGTGCGGGTTGTCGTCGAGGACGAACGTGACGCGGTGGAGGTCGAGGCCGTCGCTGTTGTGGTGGAACTTCCCGTCACGGTCGATCCACAGTCGCGCACGGTCGAGCCACTTCTTTTTAAGCCAGTGCGCCGGGCTTGCCGGGTTACTCGTGAGAAAGAGCTTGGCCCCGTCCACGGACAAGCGCGTATGGAGCATCTCAAAGAACGATTCGGGTATTGTGGCGGCCTCATCCACGTACGCGCCTGAAAGGGTGAGTCCCTGGATCTTCGTGACCGCCGCCTCATCATTGGCGCCAACCACGAGGATCCGCCGACCCATCAGGTGCAACACGCCCTGACCAGCCACATACCGGCACCGGGCACGACCCAACAACTCAGTCATCGGGTCGATCACATTCTGGCGGATCGTCCTCTCGGTACGACCAACCATCAGAAGCGTCCCAGGCGGGCCAGTGCGCGCGTAACCGATCCACTGGAGGATCGACGTGTGCGTCTTCGACGACCGCACCGAACCCTCATACGCGATCACCGACGCGTCACTGTTACGAACCGCCAACAGCGCCTTGCCGGTCAGCGGCTTGGACTCCACTACCCCTCGCCAGAGCCGCCGAGCATGTCCCGCAGCCACCTGTCAACGGTCGGCAACTGCTGCTCATCAGAGTCGACCTGCTCAAGCCGGACCGCGGACTGAGTCGCCGTCGAGATCGACCCAACCAACGCCCGACGATCCTGCGCCGGCAACCGCTCAACCCAGTACTCGACAGCCTGCCCAGCGCTGACCTCAGTGAGGTTGTAGCTGCCCTGCTTCAAGTACTCGATCTCGTCCTCAGCGATGCCGTACAGCTCGGCGATGATGTTCGCCCGCCGCGACTTGTTGTCGGCAACCTTCGCCTCGGTAGCAGCCGCAGTCTGCGAGTGATCGAACGTCAGACCAAGCTCACGAGCGATCCGACCAACCACACCCGGGGACCTGTCGATCTCCTTGGCGATCGCACGCAGCGCCTTACCCTCGGCGTGCCCAGCACGGACCCGCTCACGGTCCTCATCGGTAACCGGGCGCCTCTCGGCAGCCATGTCAGGGTCGCGCGTGCGTGCGCGTTGTCGAGAGGGTACGTCCCGGCTGGTGTCTCATGGTCGGTCTCCCGTTCTGCCTCTCGGCTCCTGGCCGTTCGGCGGGGGCTCCTGGCCCCGTCACAGGTGGATGGTCGGTGCTTGTTCCTGGCTGACGATCCGAGCCGTCGCGGGCGGCTCTTGGTCACTTGCGCAGACGTCCCGCTGAGGACGCAGGCCAGGAGGTCCGTGGTGCCTGTCAGCCCGGTCCGATGCGTTCGCCGCGCGGGGGCTTGCCCTTGCGCACCCTTGCGGTGTCGCTGCCGGGGTAGTCGCCGAAGTGCGCGTGGTACAGCTCGGTGGCCATGCCCTTGCTCATGATCTCGGCGCGTCCCGGGTCGGTGCCGGACTCGATCATCTTCTGCATCAGGGCTCGCTTGAGAGACGTCCACGGGTGCGGCTTGGTGGCCCACTTCGAGAGTCCCTCGGTGAGCCAGTACTTCTTGAGGCGCGCTTCGCCTGCCTGGCCCTGTGGTGTGACGGCCATGGCGTCC